AACGCGGTAGAAAATATAACGGAAGTTATCGGGCAGCTACAGACCGATTTAACGGACGGCAGCTTAAGCGGAGCATTAGAGAAGATAGCTACAGGTTTCGGAAATATGGTAGAAAAAGCAAGCGAAATAGTGGCGGCTGTTCTGCCTACACTTCTGGAAGGGCTGGGCTGGATTGCAGATAACGGCGAAACGATAGTAAGCGTATTAGCTGGAATCGGTGCGGGATTTGCGGTTTTCAAGGTGGCGACATTGATAAATACCGTAATTACCGCTATGCAAGGGTTTAAGGCAGCCGTGGCAGCAGCACAGGTAGTACAGGCGTTAATGAATGTAACCATGGCAGCAAACCCGATTATTTTAATCGTAACACTTGTAGCGGTTTTAGTGGCTGCTATCGTTGGATTTATCGCGACAAATGAGGACGCGCGGACGGCGCTTGTAAATGTTTGGGAAGCTATCAAGACGGCTATAGGTACAGTAGTAGAAAAAATTGTAACATTTTTTACAGAGACAATACCAAACGCATTTAACAAAGTTATTAACTTTGTAAAAAGTAACTGGCAAGGGCTTTTACTGCTTCTTGTAAATCCGTTCGCGGGAGCGTTTAAACTTCTGTACGATAATTGCGAAGGGTTTAGAAACATTATTAACAACCTGGTGGAGCAGATAAAAAGCGCGTTTAATGGCGTGGTTAATTTTTTAAAAGAATTACCTAGCAAAATCTGGAACGCTATTATAAGTACTGTAGACGCTATACGCGAGTGGGCGTTAGGACTTAGAACGGCAGCAGAAGAAGGAATAACCCAGCTTGTAACGAATGTCGTTACGTTCTTTTCAGAATTGCCGAACAAAATCGCTTACGTTATCGGTTTTTGTCTGGGGTATATTATAAAATTCGGAATTGATTTATACACCTGGGCTACGACGAAAATACCGGAATTTGTAAACAGTGTCGTAACATTCATGCAGCAGTTGCCGGATAAAATCTGGAACGCTATTATAAGCGCAGTACAGAAGGTAGTGACCTGGGGCGAGGATATGAAAAACCAGGCAGTGACAAAAACGACACAGCTTATAACGAACGTGATTAGCTTCATGCAGCAGTTACCGGGCAAAATCTGGAACGCGATTATAGACGCGGTACAGAGGGTAACAACCTGGGGTGAACAAATGAGAAGCCGGGCAGTGACGGCAGCTACAAACTTACTGAATCAGACAATCACCACTTTATCGCAAATGCCGGGTAAAGTCTGGAACGCTATTTTAGGCGCGATACAGCAAGTAGTAAACTGGGGAATACAGTTAGCAGCGAAAGGAACGGCAGCGGCTAAGGGATTGTATGACGCTGTAGTAAATGGCGTAAGCAGCTTGCCTAGCAAAATGGCGGAGATTGGAAGCAACATTGTTTCGGGAATCTGGAACGGAATAAGCAGCGGCTGGGACTGGTTGACAGGAAAGGTTAAGAGCCTGGCAACAAGCTTATTAGAGGGAGCGAAGGACGCGTTAGGTATTCATTCCCCGTCAAGACTGTTTAGGGATTTAGTAGGTAAAATGATACCGCAAGGTATCGGGGTAGGTATTACGGCAGAAATGCCGACGCTACAGAGCGACTTAAAAGAAGAATTACAGGGAATGACAACAAAAGTAGCGGCAGAAGTTAACCCGGTAACGGCGGTAAAGAATACGGCTAAAATTTCCACTATTGGCGGAGAGGTAAGCACGAAGCAGATAGCAAAAGATAGGGATATTACAGTTATTGTATATACCACAAATACAACGACCTTAGATAAGAAAGTGATTGCTAAGGAAGTGAAGAAAGAAGTAGTTAAGGGAATCACGAAAGACCAGAACGACAAGGATAAGACGAAAGGGGCGGCATAATGCGGGCAACATTCCATATTTTCTACAATGGCGAATCATGCAAGGATGTAGGGTTAAGCGTAGTAAGCCGCCCTACTATCCCCGTACCGGAACGGGAATACGACACCATAAAGGTAGAAGGACGCGACGGAGAATTACATAGGGATAAGAAAACATACAAAGATATAGAAATACCGATAGAATTTAACTTTGTATCAAAAACGCCGGATGTATGGGCGCAGGACTTAAGGAAAGTCAAAAAGTGGCTGTACAGCAGGAAAGATAAAAGGCTGATATTTAGCGACGACCCGGAGTACTACTATAAAGTCAAAAAGGCGGTAATGGGAGATACAGAAAGAACGGCGAAGCGCAAGGGAAAATTTGAAATTGTTTTCACATGTGAAAGCTATATGTATCGGGTAGACGGACAGGACGAAAAAGAAATAGGGGGATATTTATATAATCCCTATATGGAATCACAGCCAGTATATAAGATATACGGCAACGGAGAAATAACCCTAGAAGTAAACGGAAACCAGGTAACGGCAGAAGTGACGGAGCAGCTAAACATAGATACGAAGCTGGAAATATGTTATAACGCAGCGAATGAGATTAGCAATGCAGCACTTACCGGGAAGTACGAAGGGCTTTGCTTGAAAGAAGGGGATAATAATTTTAAATACACAGAGGGCTTTAAGGTGGTGTTAGTCCCTAACTGGCGGGAATTATGATAGAGGTATATAAAAGCACTAATACAAGTTATCAAAAGAACGGAGATATAACACTTACGCCCTTAGAATGTGTATTTGAATGGGGGTTAGACGGAATCTGTCAGATAGAACTAACCCACGAATACGACGACCTGGGGCGCTGGGAATACCTGGTTAATGACAATGTTATAGCAGCACCTACACCGTATTCAGATAAGCAGCTATTTAGAATATACAAAAGAGAAAAGAGCGACGACGAAGTAACAGTATATGCAAGGCATATATATTACGACAATTTAGGTAACTATCTGGTTGATGTGCGCCCGACGAACAAAAACGGACAACAGGCACTTGATATTATATTTAGCGGTACGAAGTTTAAACCCCATAGCGATATAACGACGGAAAATACGGCTTATTATGTCAGAAAGAACATAGTAGAAGCAATCGCGGGCGACGACGAAAACAGCTTTATAAATCGCTGGGGCGGGGAACAACTGTACGATAATTACGATATTTATATCATGCGGCAGATAGGAAACGATAAAGGCGTTAGGGCAGAGTTCGGGCATAATCTGGAAGCAATCGAAGAAAGCGTAAGCGACGAAGATATAGTAACTAGAATTATTCCAGTAGCTTATAACGGGTACGTCCTGGAAGGGGCGAAACCGTGGGTAGACAGTCCCAAAATAGGGAACTATGCAGAGATAAAAGGCGCAGTAATAAATTTTGATGAAATTAAGCTACAGCAAGATTGCAGTGAAGGCGAAACGGGCTACGCTGATTTAACGGCGTTAAGGGTGGCACTTATAAAAGCCTGTAACGAGGAATATAAAAAGGGAATCGACGAACCTACAGTTAATTACACGGTTAATATGGTGGAATTAGCAAATACGGTAGAATATGAAGAATATAAGCAGCTGGAAAGCGTAGAAGTAGGCGATACGATAACTTGTAGGCACAAAGGAATAAAGATAGAGGTAAAGGCGCGCTGTATTCGTGTTAAATGGAACTGCATAACAAAAGAAAACGAGGAAGTAGAGTTAGGGAACTTCTTAGAAAACTATTTTGATAAGACAAGCAGCAGCATACAGCGGGCGACGGCTTCTATAGAAGGGGCAAATAGCCAGGCTTTAGCAGCGAAGGAAGTAGCGGAAAAGGCAGCGAAAGAAGCAGCCAACGCCCAGCTGGCAGCAGAAACAGCCCAGGGAAAAGCGGAAGCAGCAGCCAGGACAGCCGGTACGAAGGCACAGGAAGCCCAGACAGCGGCGGAAGTGGCAAGTAACCAGGTATCTTTAGCGACAACCCAGGCGACAGCGGCTAAGGAATACGCGGCGGCAGCAGAAGCGGCAAAGACAGGAAGCGAAAAGGAAAAGACAGCAGCCGGAGAATATGCAGCCCAGGCGGAAAGTAAGGCGAAGGAAGCCAAGGGAGCAGCCGGAGTAGCAACAACACAGGCAACGGCAGCGGGAGAACATGCAGACGCGGCAGCTAAAGAAGCCCAGGCAGCAGCCAACGCCCAAGCGGCAGCAGAAACAGCCCAGGGGAAAGCGGAAACAGCAGCGGGGACAGCCAGCCAGGAAGCCCAGGTAGCTACAGCAGCAAAGACAGCAGCCGCCACAGCCCAGGGAAAGGCAGAGACGGCAGCCAGTACGGCGACAAAACAGGCACAGGCAGCAGCCAGCGCAAAGACGGCAGCAGAAAGCGCCCAGGGGAAAGCAGAAGCAGCCGAAGGTAAAGCTACAACAGCCCGAACGGCGGCAGAAACAGCCCAGGGAAAAGCCGAGACAGCCAGGGGAGCGGCGGAAGCAGCCCAGACAGCGGCAGAGAACGCTAAGGCAGCAGCCGCCACAGCCCAAGGAAAAGCAAAGACGGCAGCTAGTACGGCGACAAAACAGGCACAGGCAGCAGCCAGCGCAAAGACGGCAGCAGAGACAGCCCAGGGAAAAGCAGAAACGGCAGCCAGGACAGCCAGTACGAAGGCACAGGAAGCCAAGAGGGCGGCGGAAACGGCAGCAGCAAGAGGAGAAAATGCACAACACTATTACGAATTAACTAAGGAACTATACGACAATGCAAGCATACAGGCGGGACAAAGTAGCGAAGCCTGGTTAGACTTGTCTTATGTAAATAATTGCTATTTGAGCGAGTAAGGACGGTGCAAAGTGGTAGTAGGAAGGCTAGTATTTGACTTCGCCCGTCACAGCGTAGAAAAGACTATAAGGGTTAAACAGTTTGATAGTGAAACGCGAAACCTGTTAGTAGTGCTGCTGAATGACGGCGAACCTTACGAAATGCCGGAAGGGGCAATAGTAAGGATTGAGTGTAGGAAGTCCGACGGGGAAGAAATCTTAAACGATTGTACTTACGTCGAAAATCTGATAACAGCAGAGATTACCGAACAAATGACAGCCGCCGCCGGATATGCAGAGTGCGCTATAAGCGTCTACGAAAAGGAAAGCTATATAGCTTCCTGGACTTTTAATATAAAGGTAGATACGGCGGTAATCGCAGGCGATAAGATAGCCAGTACGATAGAGTACAAGGCAATCATAAACGCATTACAAGAAGTGGAAAAATCAAAAGATACCGTAGAAGAAGCGACTATTTTAGCTGCTACAGCTATGAAAACGGCAAACGATACTATAGGAATCGCGAACCAGGTTAAGGAAGAAGCGACGGCAGCGGCAGCAGCCAGCCAGGAAGCCGTAAAGGTAGCGACGGCAGCAGCAGCCCAGGCGCAGAATTACAAAGGACTAATAGAGGACATTTATAACAATATTGATAAGCTTAACGATTTTGCGGAAGAAGCGTGGTTAGATAAATCATACTTAGGAAGCGGGTACTTAAGCGAAACAACGGAATAAGGAAGGCGGGAGATTATGCGGAATATGCCTAAAGTAATCGGAACAGGGAAAGACATTTATAACCTGTTAGGAATGGTACAGGCTGGCACACTGGAAGCAGCAGAGTTAAGGGAAGTGATTAACGGAATCGAAGAAGAAAAGTATATCTTTGTTCCGGTGGTCGAAATTTCAGAGGACAAAAGATACATTACTACTAACTATCTGGCAGAAGCGGAAAAGGGCGCTAAGGTATTGTGTGAAGGCAAGGAATACACAATTAAAAGCGTAGAGCATGTAGCGGTTGAGCAGCAGAACCAGGAAGAAGACGGGGGAGAAGCAAAAGAGGAAAAGAAGACGGTAATAGGAGTTAACGCCGACCTAGAAACAACAGCAGAAAAAGTAGGGGTAGAAAGCCCGGTAAATATCTTAGACACTTTGGGAATTACCCAGGGAGAATTAGACAGTATCAAAGGAGTGTTAGCAAGATATGAGTAGATTTTTAAGTAATGATTTTATTAACAAAGACCCGCGGGCGAAACTCACGGTTGCGAAAATGGCAAATATTGGAGACCTGGTAACACCTTCGGCGGAATATTTAACCGCTTCCGGGCTTACGTCACTTACGGTAACGGCTGGGTGTGTGGTTACGGTCGGAAGTACAGGAGTATTCAAAACGGACGCTACAGTACTTAGTACCGGAAACCTGGACGCTGGTAGTGCGTTCGTGGTGGGAAAAGATTATTACGTTTATATTTGCGACCCAGGCAGCGAAGACCTGGACGAAGTATACAAAATCAGTCTTAACAGTACATACCCGGACGGCTACAATGCAGAGACAAGCCGTAAAATCGGCGGTTTCCATTATGGAAGGGTAAGACGGGTAAGTAGTAAGCTTATTCCTATCAATACTGCCGGAGCGGAGAAAGGCAGCGGCTGGGAATCTAATGTAGCTTCCGGGATTGTGCCGCGGTCTGTATGGACTTTAAAACACCGTCCAAAGTGTACGCCGGAAGGAATGGTATACGCTGGCGGCGGACTGTGGGTAGATATTTACTTAGCTTCCAGCAACGGAGTAGGCGGCGTGAAGTCTGCTTATGGTGCTACACCACTTACGGGAACGGAAGGACATAACAGTTATGACTTTATCGACCTGGGCTTAAAATCTGGTAAGCGCTTATTATCTTATTCAGAATGGCAGCAAGCAGCTTACGGAAGCCCACAGGGAGCAGACGGCAATAATACGAACGCCTGGGCGGCTACAACGAATACCGCCAGAACTAAGACGGGTAAAGTAGTTAATGCTGTATCTGCTATCGGTTGCGTAGATTGCGTAGGTAATGTGTGGGAATGGCTGGACGAATTAAGCTACAGATACGACGGTACACAGTCCTGGAGCTGGAAGGACGTATTAGGCACTGGAAACGGACAGGCATACACAGAAGGAACTTACGGACTTGTTCGCCTTCTCGCGGGCGGCGGCTGGCGCTACGGCGTTGTCGCTGGCTGCCGCGCTGTCAGCTGTCTCAATTGCCCTTGGCTTGTCAACGCTGACATTGGCGCGCGCTTCGGCTGTGACAGTCTGTAATCTGTTTTGTGCGGGCGGAAGCCCGCACACGCGGCAAAAATTTAAGGCAAATTTCCAGGATATAGGAAACAATGAGGAACGGCGACACAAAACAAAATAGCTGTGATATAATCGCGAATCAGAGGAAGGGCGATTATATGAAAAGCAATTTAGAGATACAAGAAAAGCTGTACGATTTTATAAAGTACATATACCCGGTGCTAAGACAATATCCGAAAAGTTTTCGCTACAGAAAGATACTAAAAATTGTATTATGGATATTTTACGGTACATCATTAGAGCCGGGAAAAGCACGGCGAAGAAAAAGCTTTTATACGACGCGGACGTAGAATTAGTGATTTTACGGTATTATATCAGAATTGCCTACGACCAGGAGTACATAAGCGGGCATACATACGGAGTAGCCGCGAAGAAATTAACGGAAATAGGAAAAATGTTAGGCGGCTTCATTAAATCAGTACAAAGTTAAGAATATGGGCTATACGTTGCTTCGCCTTCTCGCGGGCGGCAACTGGAACAACGGCGTTATCGCTGGCTGCCGCGCTGTCAACTGTAACAATTACCCTTGGAATGTCAACGCTAACATTGGCGCGCGCTTCGGCTGTGACTTATGAACTTTTCAGACTTAGCAAGCTACGGCTTACTAGCAAGGACTATTTACATATAGTCAGAACGTATAGCCCGTCCTGGGACTACCAGGCAAACATAAAAAAGGACGCTTCCGGTTAGTAGTGAGAGCGAAGGGCGGAAGCGGAAACGGCAGAAGATGAAAAGAAGTAACATAGGAATAAAGGATATAGCGACCTTTGAAAATGCAGAAGACGCATACAGAAAGGCGCGAAAGTGCAAAAGATACCGGGAAGAAGTATTAAGGTTCACGGATAACCTGGAAGAAGAATTATACGACCTGGTGGCAGACCTGGAAGCCGGAACATACCGACAAGGGGAAGCCAGGCGCTTTGTAGTGTATGAACCGAAGAAGCGGGACATATACGCGCTACCATTTAGGGACAGAGTAGCACAGCACATGATAAACAATAAAATAGAACCGATTGTAGAAAGACGGTTTTATTATCATAGCTACGCCTGCAGAACGGGTAAGGGTATGCACAAAGCGGCAGATTACGCCCAGGAGTGCATAAGAAACCTATCTTTTGAAGGAAAACAGGTTTATATATTAAAAGCGGATATACACAAATATTTCAATAGTGTAGACCACGAAGTATTAAAGCAAATATTAAGCGGGATCTTCAAAGACAAAGACCTATTAAATCTGCTTTACTACATTATCGACAGCTACGGGGAAGACGGGCGCGGGCTTCCGGTGGGAAACTTATTAAGCCAGCTTTTCGCAAACCTGGTATTAAATGAATTAGATAACTTCGTAAAACATGAATTGAAGGAAGATAAGTATACACGCTACATGGATGATTTTGCAATAGTTGGCAATAGCCGGGAACACCTGGTAGAAGTGTTACAAAAGATAGACGCATTTTTAGGCGAGCGGCTTAAGCTTACCTTAAATCCGAAAACGCAGATAATCAACGCTAAGAATGGCTTTGATTTTTGCGGGTATCGTATTTACAAAGATTACCGGAAGATAAGGAAGCGCAGCTCTAAGCATATGAGGGCAGTTATCAAAGCCTACAGAAGCGGAAAAATAACAAAAGAAAAATTGCTTATGAAATATGCAAGCTGGGAAGGACATGCGAAACACGCGGACACTTACAGGCTACGTATGAAGATTAAAGGGCAAATAGAAGCAGAAATTAAGAAAAAGGAGTTAATAGGAAATGGCAGTATTACGCCGGATAATTAACAGAATCAGAAGCCAGAGGGAAGAAGACGAAGTACAGGCTACGAACGTAGCACGTTACGACCTGGACGTAGTAGAGGTACAGAGCAGCATAATAGCAGACCTGGCAGAAGTTAATAGGCTGCTGCTGGAAGAATTAGAGAACTATAGGAGCATGGAAGACGAAGACAAGCAGTTACTAATGATGATAGAAGACATAAAAGAAGGTCGCGAAGACCTAGAACGGATGTTAGAACCGTAGGAAGGAGTTAGTAAGGCTTGAGTAGTGAATTTTGGATAGGCTTACTTATTCAGTTAGTTGTGTACGGGGTGTCTATCGGTGCGATATACGGGACGATTAAGACCAGACTTAATTATATCGAAGCAAAATTAGACAAACACAACAACGTAGTAGAAAGGGTGTACAAATTAGAAAAAGACCAGGCGGTACTTGATGAAAAACAGGAAGTAGCAAACCATAGAATTAAAGACCTGGAAGGTTTAAGCGCACAGTGAGAGCAAAGAAGCGGGAATTTAAGAAAAAGGTAGTTTTAAGCACTGGTTCAATATTTGTATGCACTTGCATAGTAGCCCTTATATTTTCATGGAACGAAAAGCCTACAGAAGTATTTACTTACATAATTCCGACAGCCGGGGGCGTGTTCGGCGCTGCTGTAATATGGTATCTGAAAGCGGTACAGCTTGAAAATGGTATAAAAATACAGCTAGGTATGATAAAAAAACTTATCGACCTGGGCGAAGAAAATCCGGCGGAAGAAATCAAAGAAAGAACCATACAAAAGATGAAGGATAAAACAGAAGCACTTATAGACGAAGCGTTAGAGCCAACGGAAATACAGAACTTTTAGAGGTGCGAAGTATGGAGATTTTGAAATTGATTCTTGAAAACTGGTTAATTTTCGTAATTGTGGTTGTTTTACTGGGGCTTACCGTATATGCGGTATTGCGTTTTTTGAAACTCACACCACAGCAGCAGTTAGATAAAATTAGAATCGCGCTGCTGTACATGGTTACGGAAGCGGAAAAGGAGTTAAAGAGAAAGACCGGACAGGTAAAAAGGGCTATGGTATGGGACTGGCTTGTAGAAAGATTCCCGATTATTACCCTGTTTATTACGGAAGAAAAATACGACGAACTGTTAGACGAAGCATTAGAGAAGTTTAAGAAAATGCTGGAATCAAACAGCAGCTTATACGACTATGTGTATAATACGGTTACGGTTTCGGATGAAGATACAGAAGACGACATTTTAAGAAAAATCACAGAGGGAGCATAAGAAACATGAAGATTTTACTTATTAGCGGACACGGAGCGGGCGACCCTGGCACTGTATCACAGTTCGGAAAAGAAGCAGACGAGACTATCTACATGGTCGAGGAAATTAAGAAGACTTTGAGTGCATACGCCCAGGTGGATTTATACCCGACGGAAAGAAACGCATACAAAGACGCAAAAGCCGGAAAACTGGCGGTTGACTTCGGAAACTATGGTTATGTGTTGGAAGTACATTTTAATTCCGGGGCAGCAGACCTTAAAGGAAACGGACGGACGACAGGTACGGAGATTTTTGTAACTACAGCGGAAAAGACGGTAGGGGTAGAAACAAAAATAGTACAGAGTATCGCAGCACTGGGCTTTAAGAGCCGCGGAGTTAAAAGAACGAATTTTACAGTAATCTACAGAGCGAAAGCGGCGGGCGTATCGTCTGCACTGCTGGAAGTATGCTTTATTGATGATAAGGACGATATGAGCGTATACGCAGCAAAGAAAGCGCAGATTGCAGCAGCCGTAGCTAATGCTATCGCGGTACAGTTCGGCTTAAAGAAGGGAAACCAGGCAGCACCAGTAGCAAAGGAAATTAAAGCCGGAAGCATTGTTACAATTAAAAGCGGCGCGGTATATGGTGGCTTATCTTCTACCAGAGGTAAGGCAGTACCAGCGGCACAGATTGGCGACAAAAAGCACACGGTAGAAAAGGTACAGACAAATAAAGGAGTAAAGGAAGCAAAGCTTAAGGAAATTAACAGCTGGGTAGCTGTGGCAAGCTTAACAGCAGTAGATAGTGTCAAATGACCTATGAAAAAACTGAGCAAAAGAAAAAGGCTCAGATGAACCTTGAAAACTGTAGATCTTTTAGGTTGTGGTAGCCCACCGCCACCCTTGACGGTACGAAAAAGAACTGCTGTAGGTTAATCACCGACGGCGAAGAACTCAAGAACAGTTAGAGTTTTTCCGTCGATTACAGCAGTGTAGCAGT